CCTTGAGTTTTTGGTTTTTCACCTTTAAGTTCGCTAATGTAATTACCAACCAACTTATTAAAGTTATCACTCATTTGAACCGTACCCTTTGAGACATTATCTGCAGTTTCTTTGACGAATTTCTGAGCATCTTCCCCCGTTAAACCCGCAGCTTCGGCTGCAGATTTAGCCATATTAACTACACGACCTCTTGTTGTAGCGGCCATGAATCCAATATCTCTTTCTATGTTTTCCATAGCACTTAACTGTCCTCTTGCAATGTCTTCTGTAGACATTTTTTCAAATGCGGCTTGGTTTGCTAATAATGTAGTTTTTTGTGCATTTGTTAAATCTTCTAAAATAACTTCTGTTTGTCCACCTAATTCACTCATTAAAGATTTAGGAACTTCAATAACCATTTTACCATCTTTCATTTGTGATAAGTTAGTTAAGAATTCCCTTTCTTTATCTTCCATTACTAATCCACTTGTCATTAAAGCACTCGCAGCGGCAGTTCTTTCTGAAGCCGCTATTGCACCTTTAGCCAATTCTTGATACGATATACCCAATTCACTTGCCATTGCTTTGGCCTTTCTTAGGTTAACACCTGTAATTTCAAATCTACCTTGTTCTTGATTATATGTGGTTAATGAACCCGCAGCACCAATTAATGCGTCTTGTAATCCTTCCACATTATTGGTTGCCATGTACATTAATTTTATTGGGTCACCAAAGTCACCCATAGCACCTCCCAATACCGATAAATTTGCACTTAATTCTAACGCACCTTCAGGACTAAACACTTTATCCGCAATCTGATAAACAGAATCCATACTTATTCTAAATTCATTGGCCTTTTGAACCATTCTATTTAATCCTTGTACACCATTTGCAAATCCAAATTCATTTAATTTTCCTAAATTGTCTCTTAAATCTTGTGTTGTTTTTTTACTATTCAAACCTAAAGATAATGAAGATTTACCAGCAGTATCAATGGCCTTGGTTGCGTCTGAAGCACCTAAACCGACTTTTTCAAATTGACCAAATACTCTACCCATTTCACTTAAATCTCCAACAAAAGACCTTGCGGTTGCTGCCGCTTGACCTATTGTTTCTTTTGATATGAGATTAAATCTACCCGATTCTGACATCATGTTTGTCATCATATCAGTTAGTTGTTGCATCCCATATCCTAATCTAAGTGTTGATGGATATGCGTCTATTATTTCTTCTCTTAGACCTTTTGAAAGTTCCCCTTGCATACCAACTTTTTCGTTGATATCTGTTCTTAATTGAGCTTCTTGTTTTAATTGAGTTGCTATTCCACCACCAACTTCTTCAACCAATCTACTAGCCATCCCCATTAGTCCTCCAGTTACCTGTCCTTTTTTATTAATAATATCTAACATATTACTAATTCTAAACATTTCACCTTCGGCGTATTGTGATGATTGTGTTTTTTGTGTGTCTATTGTTCCTCTTACAAAATCAACAGCCTTATTTCCAAAATTTTGTTTGGTATCCGTTATTGGTGTATTTGTTGTACCTAATTTTTCATTATATAACTTCCATGTACCTGCTAATGATGCTCCATCGGAGCTGTCTCCCTTATATGCTTTACCAAATTCTTTTTGATACGCGTCGGCAAACGCAATTTTGAAAGCGCTTTCATTTGTAATTCCACTAGGTATTCTGCTTAATAATCCCATATCATATAAATAGATGTTTAATTATTTCCATTTTCTAATGATATTAAATATTGTATATAATAACGTCTGATATAGACGGGCATAGAAAGGATATCTCCATATGAGAATCCTCTTTTAACTAAAAATAAAATCTCGTCTAACTGTCCCTTTTTATAATCCGTAGAAAGGACGAAAAAACTCAACCCCGAATCCAATTTCAACTTGGATTGTGTCTCCTGACGGGGTGATTGCTGTTTGGGTTAAGTCTAACCCCGGTTTATTTTCGTTGATAAATTTTCTAAAATCTTGTGAGTCCTTAATCGGCATGTTCTCAACAAAGTTTCTAATATTCATTAGGTCTTTATTGCCCGCGACCGATTTAATCATCATTTCAAGTTGTTTAGTGATAATTGGAGCCACTCCGTTACCGTTCCAACTATCTCTAATTGCGTCTATTTCCTTTTCTTGTTTCTTATTTAAAAAATTAAATGTGATATCTAATTTTGATTTTTCCATGAAATAAGAATATTCACCATTTGAATCTGCAACTAATTTAAAGTCTTTTGTTTTTACTGTTGATAAATCTAATTCAAAATCAAACTGTTCTCCTGTTTTTGGGTCTGTTGATGTAACTTTATAATCACTACCAAATGAGGTATTTCTTAAGAATATTAAAATCGCTTGTCTATCCTCCTCAACCAAATCATCGATAGGTAAATCTTTATCTAAAATTTTTCTTTTTAGTAATTCGTCAACAACTTTATTAGTTGCAATTAAACTTGGGGATGATAAGATATTCTCATCTGCGGCGGTTAAGTATGCGATTCTTACCGATTTTTTGTTATTTGTATAATGAATACCTCTACTTGGTAATTCAACTACGTCATAAGCAATGTTGGGGTCAATTCTAAATTCTTCCATAGTACAATTTAAACTATAAGTAGATTAAAGTAAAGTTTTTGCATAAAAAAAACCGACAACCCATTAGACAGATTTACTAATTTGATTATCGGTTTTAATATTAAATAGAAACTATTAGTATACTTGGATACAACGGTCCATTCTCAAGTTACAAGTAATTTGAGCTAAAGCATCGTTGTTGTAATCTAAATCACCAAAGTTTAAACTTGTTAAGAAACAACCTTGGATAATCCATTTTTCAACAACAACTCCTGTTGGGTCAAGCATTTCAAGTTCAATGTCTTTTTTGTATCCGGCAGCATATCCCATTCTACCTGTTACTGATTCCGCATGTAAACGGAACCATTCCATTAACGCTTGAGAAGCTGAAGGACCAATCGGGTCTTTAAAAGTAACACTCATTTCTTCCCAAGTGAATCTACCAGCAACATAAGTTGAAGTATTCAAGAAAGGAATCTCTGTTGAGTTAATTTTAGCTGAAGGTCTTTTTGTTGAAGATACATACCATTCGTTAATTCCCAAAGATGAAGGGAATCTAAGAATAAATCTGTTCTGTCTTTTCGGTTCGTAAGGAACCGGCATTTTCATTAGTAAATCTGCCATTTTGTATTTGTTAAATTTTTTGTTATTTTATACTTCTTATAAATATGTGTTATTTGGAAATAAATTTATTTTTGGTTAGGTACTTGATTTTATCAATTATTTTTCGTAGTTTTTTACAAACCCTCCAGTATTCTAGTTCCAGTAATAAATAATATATCTATTTTTTAATAATTTATTCAATATTAAATAAATACTAGTATAACCAGTTCTAGATTATACTAGTATATACTGGGTGCAGTAAAACAATCCAATCATTATACAAAAGGTTCCACGTGGAACGTTCCACAAATAAAGAAGGAGGTCCAAAGACCCCCTTCCTATTTTTATATCTCCTTTTAGATTAGATATTCTCAAATGAGGCTCCTGTTGGAGTGATTACAAATTCAACATCAATAAATTCAAGAGAACGAGTAGGTTTAATATAAATTTTACCTCTCAATGTGTTTGCATCAATATCTTCTGGGTCACTAGAAACAGTAACTTTGAATTCGTACAAACCTCTTTCCTTTTTAATTGAATCCAAGATAGGGTTAACCAATCTTAAGAACTCTTGTCTTACTTGCTCGTCATTTTGTTCAAATAACAATCTTACCGCAACTGCTGAAATTAATTTTCTTGCTCTCAATAATAATCTTCTTACGTTGATTCTATCCAATGCAGATTCTCTTACTTGAAGTGTTTTGTTACCCCAAATAATTGTACCTGTATCAGAGAAAGTTGCAATTGGGTTGATTCTATTCTTATATAATTCATCTCTTTCGTCTAAAGTTAATTTTTTGGTTGCTTTAATGGCATTTACCAAACCTCTTGAATAACCCGCGACTGCGAACCAAGGATAAGAAACGTTGTCGGTTAATGCGATATTCTTCAATACCTCACCTGTTGGTGGGATATATAGTTGAGTTGCATTATCCGTATCTCTTACTTGAATCCAAGGCCAATATGTTGCAGAATAGTTAGAATCAATAGATACTGTATCTAATTCACCAACAACGTCAGCAGCTGCGGTTGTTCCCGTAATGTTAGGAGAGTTCATAATGTATAATGAATCTGCTCTATCATTCTCAATCATATCAATTGCTTGATTAACTAAAGAACTATGGTCACGGAAGTTAATACCTGGAGTTGCAAATACGTTAATATCAACCGCTTCAGGGTTAGCAAATGTGTTTATAGCGTCTAAATAAGCATAATAGTCAGAGTTTCCATTATCAGCGTTAAACACCCCACTATACGCACCAGTTGTTTTATTATTGTTGTAAGTTGTTTTACCAAATATATAACCGTCGGTGTTGGTTCTTGATGTTCTATAGATATCCCAACCATCTGTACCTCCACATGTTGCAAATGTAAATTTACGATATGCAATATTTTCTAACGCTCCTTTTGTTCTACCTTCTAAATCGTAAGGTGTACATTGG